CACGGGTTTCACGGGGGGCGGTTTCACAATAGGTGGGGGCACGGGCTTCATGGGACGCGGTTTCACAATAGGGGGCAGTGGACGCGGGGCTGGTGTTGGAAAGACCCCGCCCGCCGGCTCCGCCCCGTCCGTTGGTTGGACAAGTGGAGACATAACGCATCGGCATCGAGGATGGATCGGCGGCGTATGGCTTTCATAGTCCCAAGTGCCGACCTTAAATGCCGTGCCGTGGAGCGCCGCGCACTTGGGGCAGATATTCGGGTCGCCGCTTGTTAGGAATTCCGCTTCAGCGATTCCAATCTCTTTGAATGCTTCAGTCCTTGCGGCATTGGTTGCCCACGCGCTTTCGGTCTCGACTATCATCTCGCCGCGTTGCTTCGTCACATGCAGCAGATCAGCCATCTTCGCCCGCGCTTGTTCGGTTGTAAGATCACCTCGCACATATTCAGCCAAGATATTCCGGGCGCGGGTTTCGGTGAACCTTGATACCGTGAGGCTGACCGTCCATGCTCTTTGGGTAAGGGCATTGATAAACTCATCGCCGAACCTCTGGCGGGTTAGCTTCCGGACGCGCCCCAAACTAGCCGCTGCCGCTTCGATAGGCGGTTGTTCCGCGAGGGACTTAGGTGTTCGGCGGGCGATTTCGGCATCTGCTTGCTTGAGAATCAGGGGCATTTCTTGTGCCCACAATTGCCACAACAGTTTGTAAAGGGTGGGAGCGAATGCAAACTCGCGCGGGTCTATTGACCGGGGGGCGGTCGCCAGCCGCCGAAAGAGGGAAGCAAGGGGGTTAATCACCTGAAGGGTAAACCGTCGATAGACCCGCGCTTCTACCGGGAAGAGAGAAATGAAGGGAGCGGGCACAGGAGAGGGGGCGCCCGCCCCTCTTCGTCTGTCTAGTGCTACGCTTATTGTGCCACCTCCCCTTCAGGGGGTGGCGGTATGATTGTCGGTTCTTCCGAGGAGGTTGGTAGTGCTCCTAAGCTTTGCTCGATTTTAGCGACGAATGCCATTCCCGCCGGGTCTTCAGGCATACCGCCTGCTTCGATATAGTTCTTGAACGCACCGGCAAGGACTGCAATGTCTTCGGGTGCCCTTTCGGCTGCTGGGAACTTACCATAGTTGGCTTGCGGCCCGAAGTTCACCTCGACGAGTGGTTTTACTATCTGATTCAGCACGCTATCCATCAATCCTTCGTATATTGTGCCCGTTAGCCGCTCGAAGAAATCGTAATGTGCCTTACCAAGGCTTAGCGACCCAGTCCGTTGCCCTTCTTGGTAAATCAGCGTTGGGATAAGCAGCCCGCGCATTATCTTGAGATCGATGGCGGTCAACGCTTGGTCAAACGGTTTCCACGCATCGCCACTTGGGGGCACAAGGACTTCGACCCTTGCGGCAGGTGAATCGGGGTCTGGGGGCACGGGGATATGGATCGCAGAACCTCGCCCATAGAGATTACCCACCTCTTCTTTCGCAATGTCGAAGAATGATTCCTTGTTGCCCGTGGTCGGGTTCGTGCGGACGACATCCGGCCAATAGCATGCTAGCATCGGGTTTCCTTGATTATCAAGCGCGCTCAATCCCATCTTGGTAATCGGTGCCTTTAGCTTCCAGTGCCGATGGACGCGCCGCAGCATCGAATACCCATAAGGCGTCCCCTGGCGAGGGTTGAGAATCAGATGCAAACATTTTGCGGGCGGGATATCGATGGACCCACCCTCTTTCGGCCGCTGCTGGATTCCCTTCTCTTTGTCAAGCTGCTTTGTGCTCTTGTCCAACTTGAACCGCACCTGCTCACTTGGCAACACCAGCGTATCTGCAAAGGTAACCCATTTCCCCTCCACACCGAAAATTAGCTCAACAACGGCGAAACCCGCCCACAGGGATACGAACAGTGCTTCCGCCAGGAACTCACGCGCCCCCCTCGGCAGCCGTTCGAATTGCTCATTGATAAATAGCTCTATCTGCTGGTCTTTATGCTCGTAGTGCTCGAATCGGCTCATCACGGAATTCACCACAAACTCCAGCGCCGGCCCAACGGCATCATCTTCCTCCGCCATCTCCCTGAAGTCTTTTAGCAGCCGCCAGTCGGGACACCGCACGAACGCGTCCCCCGCCTCATATACGAGCGGTCTTCCTAATGCCAACCCCACCATCTTGCGGAACTCAAAAGGCTTGATAACCGATAACCGTCCCGTCCTTTCAGGCATCAACTACCACCTCCCTCTTTCCTGAAAATCCAGGCGTAGCTGTAATCACTACCCTACGCCGGCTCTTCAAGTAGTTTATACCCAAAGTGAGCGCATCAACTTGGTCATCGTGCCTCCCTGCTGGGAATTCAGCACACTCAGCGATAAAGTCTTCTACCCAAGGTGCCTCAGCGGGAAGCAAGACCCTTCCGCCTTCAACTTGACCCGAAATACTCTTTACACGGGCGACCTTATCGCTGTCGGCGGTTACGGGTTTAATCGGCAGATGCGAGATTGAGCGGAGTTCTTGGATAACGGATTGTCCCGAACTGCTATCTTCGATGAGAATCAAGTCGGGGTAGTTGCGTTCAGCCCCCGCGTGTTCGTATTCGCTCACAACCGCCCGCTTCAGGTCGGGAAACTCAAGGCGCCGCTTGAGTCTGCGCGTTACATAGTCCCCGTTGGGGTGCTCCTCGATCGTCAGGCAGCAAGAATAGTCGTGCTGTTGCCCCTTCTTGGCTGCGGTATCCCAGGTTTGCACCACGAACGAAGGCTTTGCGGGGGGGGTTGCGTAGCGCTGCCACCAGTCCCTCTGGAGCAGCAGACCTTCTTCAGGTGTTGGGCGTTGCTGGTATTCGCTCGTGAACGCCACAGTGCCGATGGTGTGGCGTCGGTGCTCCAGTTCCTCAAGTGGGAACCGTTCTGCCCACAGTGGGGCACCTTCTTGGCGTCCAAGCGGGTCGTTTGCCTCCGCGAGTGCTGGGAGGGTAATGACTTCGCAAGGTTTCGCGTCAGACGCAATCTGTGCGCGTTGTTTGCGTTTAACGTTGGCACCTTGTAGCTTTAAGGCATCGTCGAACAAATCCGCGCCTGCCGCGTTTGTGGGCGTCTGTGCCAAAAGCGCCTTAAGCCGTCCAATATAGTCGTCGTAATGCCAGCGGGTACCCACGACAATCAGCCCGCCTCCTGGTTCGAGGCGGGTGTAGAGCGTGCGCCGGAAGAATTCCCAAAGATGGTCTCTGGCTATCTTTGAACGCGCTTCCTCATCGTTCTTGATTAGGTCATCGATCACAATGAGATTGCCCCCGTGCCCGGTCAGCGAGCCGCCTACGCCCGTTGAGAGCATTCTACCCTCTTCCCCGCGAAGCTTCCAGTCCGTGGCGGAGAATGTGTCCCTAGAGATGCAGATGCCCAGCTCTCGTGCATGAACAGTGATTGTGTCCCGTGCACGCCGCCCCATATTGGCAGCAAGTTCTTCGTTGTAGCTTACAAGAAGCACGGTGTCCGTTCCCCTGTGTGCAAGCCACCAGACTGGTGCCCAGCGCGAACACAACTCGCTCTTGCCATGCCGCGGCGGTAACTCAATGATTAAGACCCTCAGCCGACCCGTAAAGACCTCAAGAATCTTCAGGCTTATCAGTTCCAAGTGGGGAGCAAATTGCCACCTGCCCCGACTCAAGACGCTTGCCATCGTTGCTGGCGTCAAGTGCCAAAGTTCTGAAAACTCCTTGCACGATCGTTGCAACTCCGGGTTGACCAAGGAGCCGTTCGAATACTTCTCCTCCAATAGTCTTTACCTCTCCAGAATGCCGAACCTCGATCGCCCGGTCGGCATAGTATTCCGGGCGCAGTCTTGACAACCACCACGCCGCACCTCGCCAATCCCCCTTCCCATCACCCTTCATCGCTGCCTCAATTAGCCCAGCGATATAATTCTCGCCTTCAGCCCTCGCTTGGATCACCGCGATAAAAAAGCGGGAGACGGCAGTCTCTTTACCGTCCTCAAAGTCTTTCCTTCCGTTTTTCATCCACCTCCAAGCCGTGACATCGTTCGTCATCCCGCTCAATTCAACAGCGAGATGGAAGAATCTGCCCCGTCGCAGGTGCGAGCAGATGGATTCTTGAAGCTCCGGGGTGAGAATTGTGCATCCCACAGTGAGAACAAGTATAACGGAAAGAAGGGCGAAAGTCAAGCACTGGGGAAAGAGATAACCCCCCGAAATAGATGGGGGGCCCGTGCGCATGCGCGCATGCGTTGAATTATTGTATTGGAGGTTTCCAGTCTTCTCTTCTCTTCTC